AACACTTGGAACTCCAGTTGCTGGTGTAACCGGAGTCGCCGGAACAGACACATCAGTTTTTACACTTGAAGCTTTAGGTAACGGACCACAGTTTAACAATACAAGTTCACTTGGAACAGATCAGATACTTACACCTTTAACAAGTTCTGCTGGTAATAACCAGTTTGGTGAAGGATCATTTGGTGGTCGTTCTGATAACTTTCGTTGGGAAGTATCTAATAAAAACAATTCTAAAGGTACATTTACCCTTTTACTTAGACAAGGTAATGATACCATAAAGAAAAAGAAAATAATTGAAACACATGCTAATTTATCATTAGATCCAGAATCTACTGATTATATTTTAAAAAGAATTGGTAATCAAACAAATACAGTTGCTACCGAAGATGGAGTTGCTTATTTACAACCTACTGGTGAATTTCCAAATAGGTCTAAGTATGTAAGGGTAAAAACTCTTAGTAAAAAGACACCAAATTATTTAGATGAAAATGGTAACTTAACCGATAATGCTTTATCTGCTTCTTTACCATCACTTGGTAGTGGAAGTTACGGTGGTGCTTTTGGTGATGTATCGGATGGAACTGCACAAACTGCTGGTAATTTTGGTAGTGGAGAGGTCGCACATCCATTTGGATTTTATGATAATATAAGTGCTACTAATTCACAAGGTGTTAATATGTCAGTAAGTTCTGCTACTGTAGGAACTGGTGGATATAAAACTGCTATAAGTTTATTATCAAATAAAGATGAATATAATTTTAACTTATTGATTTTACCTGGAGTTGTAGACCAACTTGCTAATCATAGTGTAGTTATAGGTGATGCTATTCAACTTTGTGAAGACAGAGGTGATTGTTTTCTAGTCTATGACAATACTTCAAAAACAGATTCAGTAGCTACTGCTAAAACAAATACAGAAGCTCGTAACTCAAGTTACGCTGCTGCTTACTATCCTTGGGTACAAATCCAAGATGCTTCTTTGGGTGTCAATAGATATGTTCCACCATCAGTTGTGATTGCTGGGGTATATCATTTTAACGATGTAATCGGACAACCTTGGTTTGCTCCTGCTGGTTTAAACAGAGGTGGAATTGATAGTGCTGTTCAGGCATACAGAAAATTAACACAAAAAAATCGTGATGACCTTTATGAATCAAATGTTAATCCGATTGCTACATTTCCTGGACAAGGTGTTACTGTATTTGGACAGAAAACAACACAGAAGAAAGCTTCTGCTCTTGACCGAGTAAATGTAAGAAGATTATTAATTAACTTAAAAACATTTGTTGCAAGTTCATCAAGAAACCTTGTATTTGAACAAAATACAAATACTCTAAGAAACCAATTTATAAATACCGTTCAACCTTACATGGAAGAAGTACAAGCGAACCAAGGTATAAATGCTTTTAGAGTGGTGATGGATGATTCAAACAACACACCAGAAACGATTGATAGAAACATGTTAGTAGGTCAGATATTTATTCAACCTACAAGAACTGCCGAATTCATCGTATTAGATTTTGTAGTACAACCAACCGGAGCTGCTTTTCCTGAATAATTTTTAGGAAAATCCATATTTATTATTATAGGAGAAAAATAATGGCAGTAATAGACTCAGAACAGTTATGGTATACACCATATGAACCAAAACTAAAGAACCGTTTTATCATGGAGCTTGGTGATACAGGCATCCCAGCTTATACTATAAAAACGGCACAAAGACCTCAAATAACTTTTGATGAGGTTGTATTGGAGCATATGAATGTAACTAAATATGTTAAAGGTAAAGGTCGGTGGCAAACACTACAGATAACTCTTTATGACCCGATAGTCCCATCTGCTGCTTCTTCAGTAATAGAATGGGTAAGACTTCATCATGAAAGTACTACAGGTCGTGATGGTTATCAAGACACATACAAGAAAAATGTTACTTTTCAAGTATTAGGACCAGTCGGTGATATCATTGAAAAATGGACACTACATGGTACTTATATTCAAGACGCCAGTTTTGGTGACTTGGATTTTAGTGATTCTAATCCTGTCGAAATTACTTTGACACTTAGATACGATTACGCTGTACTTGAATTCTAAAAAATAGTTGTTTAAATACAACAAGGAGTTATAAATGTCAGAACATAAGTTCCCAACGGAAATTATTGATTTACCGTCTGGTGGTAAGGTCTATCCAAAAGACTCGCCACTTGCTGAAGGTAAATTAGAACTTAAATATATGACCACAAGAGAAGAAGACATTCTTATGTCTGAAAACCTTATTAAGAAAGGTGTGGTTATTGATAAACTACTAGATAGTTTGATTGTTACAAAGGGTGTAAGTCAAGAAACCTTAATTTTAGGCGATAAGAACGCTGTATTAGTTGCTGCTCGTATTCTTGCTTATGGTCCAGAGTACACGGTAGAAGTAACAAATCCAAATAATGCTGAACAAAAGATAGAACATGCATTTGACCTTACAAAATGTCCTTTTAGAGAATTACCAAGTGGTATAGATTATACAGATAATTCTTTTGACTTTGAAACTCCAATTGGAAAAAACAAAATAAAGTTTAAACTTCTTACAGGTAAAGAAGAAAAACTAATAGAAAAAGATTTAGAACAGGCAAGAAAAGTAGGATATAATTCAGATATATCTACAAGACTTCGTTACACGATTACAGAGGTAGATGGTGATAATAAGGCAGAAACCATATCATCATTTTCACAAAATATGTTAGCCCGTGACTCTGTAGCATTGAGAAATTACATACAAAGTATTTCTCCCGATATTGATTTGACATCGGAAATCCAAATAGGGGAGGAAACTGTGAGCGTGTCAATACCGCTTACAGTCGAGTTTTTTTGGCCTAAGTCCATCTAGCAAATTAGATATACATCAATCCATTTTCTACCTAATCTATGGTATGCCTGGTTTTACATTTAACGATGTATACACTATGCCTGTCCATCTAAAAAACTTTTATTTAAGAGAGTTTATGAAGTTTAAGAAGATAGAAAAAGACAAAATGGATAATGCTCAACCAAAGCAACAACCAACAATTCCTCGTAGATTTAACCCTAAATAACTTTCTTCTTAATATTTATTAATATATTAATTAACTGAGATAGTAATGGCNAGAAGAGAAATAGATGATATTCGTGATGAGATAGAGCTTTTAAAACAAAAAGCTAATTTTAGACGAAAAGATGGTGAAATAAATAAAAGGTATCAAACAGCTTACAATAATTTACTAAAAGAAGAAAAAACCTTAGTTGATGCCATTACTAAGTCAAGAGCAGCTGAAGTCAAGGTTGGTCAAGCTTCTATTAAATCAGCACAAGACCTACAAAAAGCCGAAGATAATATAAATAAGAGTCTATCCAGTAGACTGCAAATGCTAGTAAAGGGTAATGTTCTTGGGGCAATTGGTTTAGGAAATTCAGGCAAACAAGCTGCATCTACAAGAGACTTGAAAAAAGAATATGATGGTGTAGTTACTGAAATAAAAAATAGTAATATTGATATAACCAAACAATCTCAATTAATAGATATTGCTGGTAATATACAATCTGGTAATCTAACTGATGAAAAAAATATACAAGAGCAGATAACTGGTGTTGGGGCAAAACAATCTGTTAATATGAGTGGGATACTAGAAAAAAAATCAACAGAAACTGTTCTTGGTGCTAAGAATGCTAAAAATTTAGCGATGGCAAATAAACTTCTTATTGGAGGTGGTGCTATTTTTGCTGCTACTTTAGCTATAGCTCAAAAGTTTGCTGGTTCAATAGATGCTATAGGAAAACAATTTGGTAGTTTAAATGTATTGGGTGATGGGTTTAAGAATGAATTACTAACCTCACAAGAAGCAGTAATAGGGATAGGTGCAAGTTTAGAAGATGTTATAGCAACCACAAATGAATTATCATCCGAGTTTGGTTTATCAATAGATGAAGCTGCAGATTTATCTGCTCAAGTAATTGATACTGCTAGGGCAGTAGGTTTATCAAATGAAGAAGCTGCTAAGTTAAGTGGTATACTACAAACAACTTCTGGTTTAAGTGGAGCTCAAGCAGAAAGATTAACAGAAGGTGCTTTTCAACTAGCTGCTATGAACAGAGTTAATCCATCTGCTGTGTTAAAGGATATGGCTGGTTCTTCAGAAGCATTCGCTATGTTTTCTAAAGATGGTGGTGATAATATGGCTAAAGCGGCTGTTCAAGCTAGAGCATTAGGATTATCATTAGATACTACTTCAAAGATAGCAGAGGGTTTACTAGATTTTGAACAATCTATCGGCGCTGAAGTAGAAGCATCAGTTTTACTTGGTAGACAACTTAATTTTCAAAAAGCTAGGGAATTAGCACTTACCAATGACCTTGAAGGCGCTATGAAAGAGGTTGTAAAACAAGTTGGAACTGAAGCTGAATTTAATAAGTTGATGTTACCACAGAGACAGGCTTTGGCTAAATCTATAGGTGTTAGTGTTGGTGATTTAGCAAAGATGGTTGCCAATCAAGATAAGGCAAATATGTTAGCTGGAGAAACAGCAAAATCATTTGCTGATATAATCGGTAAAGATGCTATGTCCGAACTAACTGCTACGATGAACGAATTAAAAATATTTGGTGTTGCTATTGCTAATACAGTTGGTCCTCTTCTAATGTTAGTAGCAAAAGTTGCTAATATCGCTTTAACTCCATTGGGTAATTTAGTAAGTGGGATATCACAAACTATCAGAGGTGTAAACGATTTCAAATCAGGTCCTGGTGGTATAACAACTATGATGGGACCAGCTGGTGTATTTAGTTTAAACCCAAGAGATTCTGTGTTGGCAACAACCAATCCGATACCTGTAAATGATATCAGTATGAGTCCTGCTGGTTCTAAATCTGTTGGTGGTGGAAATATGAATGTTACATTTGGGGATGCAACTTTTCAAAATGATAAACTTAGACTGGCAGTAGTAAATCCACCAGATACAACTCGTAGTTTATAGGAAATAATTATGGCATTAGAAAATTTAAAATCAGCATATAATAATTTAAGTATAAATAACGCTAAAAAGATAGCTAGTGAAGTTGGGAGAGAACTTAGTATTCAAAGTCAACTTAAAAAAACAGAAGACCTTATATTAGGTCTTAGGGCTCCTGATGTAAACTCAACTATAGAAGATATTTTTAATCCTGTTTTATCAAATATAGATTATTCTGCTAGAGCTACTGCTGGATTACCTTTTAAAAATCTTGGGGATAATCCTATATCTGTTATAGATAAAGCAGT